AGCCATGTCCGTTCTCATATACGTGATATGACCCGCCTCATAGAGGGTTTGGGCAATCTTCATTGTCTCCTTCGGGTTAATCTTGTAAAGTGCTGAGACTTCTTGCTGGAGACTACTCGTAATAAGAGGCTTTGGTGGAGATGCTGTCCATGGCTTTGTTACTGTAGAGACAATAGTAGCCGTATTGGTGGAGTTCACATTCTCCAGATAATTCATTGACGATTCCTCATCTTCCAGGTCGTCGCACATCTTGGCTTGGAAAGAGAAGCCAGCTTTCATCTGTCCTACCAAACTCCAAGAAGTCTGTGTAGTATGACTCTTAATTTGCTTCTCTCGGTCGGCTACTAGGCGCAAGGCCGGTGTCTGGCAACGCCCTGCCGAGAGTTTTCTGGCCACGTGCTTCCACAGAAGAGGACTGATAGTGAATCCAACCATCATATCTAATACAGACCTCGCCTGCTGCGCATAGACACGATTCATATCAATCTTTCTCGGATTTGCGATAGCCTCCTTGACGGCCTTGGCGGTGATTTCGTGGAAGACTGAGCGGGGGAAACTGAGCGGGTCCTTCTTCAAGAGACAGGCAACAGAATAGGCGATGGCTTCACCCTCTCGGTCATCGTCAGCAGCCAGATAAATGGTGGTAGCTTTCTTAGCCGCCTCAAGAATCGGACCAGTCGCCTTCGCCTTTTCTTTCAGAAAGCGGAAGCGGGGCTCAAAGTCTCGGCTGATTCCTACGGCATCTAGGTCTTCTTCTAGCGCACGAATATGCCCCATGGTTGCCAAGACCTTGAAGGTGGGGCCTAAGAATTCCCCGATTTTCTTACACTTTGCTGGGGATTCCACTATAACGAGATTCATTGGGACTGTGTAAAAGAGGTTGTTTGCGGGGACACTTTTTATTTATTGGGCTTCGGCCCAAAGGGACAAATGGCCCAAAGGGCCCAAAGGCTAAAGCAGGGACGCGTATACTATATAAATGGGAGGCGGAGGTAAAAAAAATCCCACACAGCAAGTGTTTTATAAGAGTGACACACGACTCATGAGCATGTTTTCTGTTTTAGCTGAGACTGATTCTGAAGAGGAGGCTCTTCCTTCCCAAGAGCAAAAGGAACATGTATCTGATTCATCCGATTCTGATACGGTTGTGTCAGAGGTTGAGGCTGCTCCTCTTCCTGCTGAGATTCCCAAAGAGGAACCTTCACCACAATTCCGGGTCTGGAAGGGAGATGACTCCCGATTCTCAGCGATGAAAAACAATATCTTTAGCAGTCCTTTCTCTCGTAAAAAGCCGCGTAGATTCACCCGAGAAGAGGAATGGACGAGTATACAGGTGGGAACAACCCCCACATATTCTCCTTTAACACAGCCTTCTGAATCACAAAGTGATATCCCACAATTAAATCTTACTCCTAGCGCCTTTCCTTCTCTTCTGACTCGTGGCACATCAGCGGGGGTTAATGACGTTGATGTATCAGAAGAGCAAAGCGCATTAGCCTGGGCTGAGAAAGTGAAACTAACGCTAGAGCGGGCTGGCCAAGGTAGAAGCGAAATGAAACGGTCTGCGTCAAAACCTGATACTAGTGCTAACACTATCAGTTTCTTTCGGCGTAGCATTGTGTTAGATGAAAAGTTCTGATTCTCGTGGTATTTCTATGGTTAGATGTAGAATTTGTATATTCTACATCTAAAAAACTTCCATTTCGACGCTCGGCGCGTTTATTATACCGGCAGTAAGTATAAAAGAATGTCTGTCCCCGTGCTAGCTGCGACAACTGACGTAGTGACTGCTACCTACCTTACTGGCAATCTTATGACTGTGAGATGGCCTGCAGTTACTAATGCAACTAGCTACGCATTCCAGCTAACTTCTGCTGGCGCTGGCATTACACCTGCTATCCCAGCGTATGATGCCGCCCTTCAACCTGGAGCCGCCCAGTTAAACCAGGTAACTCCTTCTTCCTCTACTTCCACGAGCGCGACCTTCACTGGCCTAGCATCTTCTTTTACGTATTCCCTCTTAGTAACTGGTGTGAATGCCCTCGGCAGTATCTCTTTTCCTCTTCTAACAGTAACAACTCCTTCCCTTAATTCCACATTCCCCAGTAATACGGCACTTACAGCAACGACAAGCAACGCAAAGTCTACTACAATTCGCTACAGGAAGGTAGTGTGCTGGGGCCTATCTCCCTCAGCGGTTAATTTCGCCCAGGCGGGTTCCATGGGTCACCGCGTGGCAATCTCTATGCCTGTGGACTTAATGAACAAGTTCTTCACCTGGACTCGTGCCAGTGGCGAGGTTTCTCCCACTGGTCGTTTCGCCAACAGCCCTCCTGGAACTGTCCTTGGCAAGAGCGATTTCACTACACTTCTAGTGAATGCCCTAGGCTCTCCTTACAACGACTTAGACGGTGTAGCCACTGGCCTAAACTTCAGCTCTACTGCCCTAGACGTTGCCGGCGACATTAAGCGTGACCCCTGCGTATACAACATTGACACAGACACTGGTGCTCCCAAGGGCTCTGGTACAGCTGCCGTGCCAACTGGTGTCTCCACCACTCACTACGGTGCCAACGACTTAGTGATGGCCTACCTCATGTATAAGTGTTTCGGCTCTTCTTCCTATGACCCTACTGATGTCATCTACAACGTAGATGATGCCTTCAACATGCTAAGCAGCCAGCAGCTCGCCCAGTCCATCGCCGATTCTCTAGCGGCGGAGGATGCCATGGCGAATGCCGCGGTTATGCCCAACGGTAAGGCTCCCGCCCAGCAGCTCGCTGGCGACAACAAGGGCCAGGTGGATGCCATGTTCCGTGGTTTCCTAGCCGCCGACCCCATGCGTTACTTCATGAACGGCGTGCAGATTCCTGGTCTCTTTGAGACGAACTTTGTTTGCCCTCCCAGTGACCCTTCCGTGGGTGGAAACTGGTGCCTAACGGTGGGCGACAAGATTGAGGTGCCCCTACAGCTTGTATTCCGCGCACCTGTGTCTGTGCTCTCTGTCCAGGACAATGTCCAGAACCCTTCCAGTGCCACTCCTGATTCTGCCAATACGCAGTTCATTGCTGGTGAGGCGGCGACCTTTGACTGCAGCACACAGAAGGCAAATCTTGCCAACGTGGTGAGCATTCGCCTACAGATTTCTTGCGCATCTCCCGTAAGCAGTGGCACTGGTTCCTCCTCTGCCGCTGGTATTGCTATCCCCCTCACTGTGGCGCCTGCTCCCAGTGTGGTTTTCTACACTCCTCAATCCTATGGTGTCCAGGAGGCAGTTATTCTGTCTGTTGCTGGTGGCACACCTGGCGTCGCCCCTGCGTCCGCTTACACGTATGCCTTTGATACTCCCAACATGCCTAACACTCTACCAGCAACTGTCGCCGCAAATGGCAATATACAGCTAGATCCTGCCACTGGCAAATTAAGCTTTACACCAAAATCTCCTTACACTGGTGTTTGGGGCAAGTGGTCTGTGCCTATCATAGTGACAGACGGTGCATCAAAGAATGTAAAAGTATGGGTAAATGTGTCTATTGACGATGGCAACGGAGCCAGTAATAACGCTATCCACATAACTGGCACCAAGGCTAATGCGGGTGTCAACACAGTTCTAGCATTACCCGCCTCTGGCACAGCCCCTCCCATCAATCTATGGAATCCCTTATACAACAAAAATGTTGTTGCGGCCCCTACTCTTGTGCCTGGTGCCACTCTTCCCTATTCATCCCCTAGCTTTGCCGTGCGTGGTACTTTATCTACCACACCTGCTGCTGCACAGACTGATAAGATTCTAGCTGCCCCTCTCTCAGGTGAGGTGATGACTTTCAAATACACTCCTCCCCCTCCCTTAAGTTTCGGCGGTGTTGCCCCCGTTGTACAGTCTGCGGGTGTGAAGTGGTCTATCACTTCTCAATCTGGCAAGAGTGGTGCTTCTTCCGTCCTACCCAACGGCTTCCGCTTCGGCAGTTTAGCCCAGGTAAGCGTGCCTAATGCAGCCACTCCTATTCTTGGAACACTTGATAATGCTTACCTAGAAATCAACCTTGACCCTGCTTACACTTCCCTTGCATACCCTGCGGCCTTCACTTCCGCATTAGCAGGCGCTGACTACAGCATCGGCAATACTGCTGGTAACGTGCCTGGTGTATACAATTTCATTGTAACAGCAACCGATGACAACGGATACTCAGAGAGCTTCCCTGTGTCCATCAACGTTGCCCTTCCTCCTGCCACGGCCGCCAGCACTCCTCTAGCCGCGGTCAGTGCTGCAACACCGGCAACAGGCCTATCCTACGTGTCTGGCAACACCCTCACATACACAGCCGCCACCTCTGCTGCTGACCTCATCACACTAACCAGCAGCTCTCAGATGGTTGACCCTACTACAGGATTACTGGTGCCTGACGCCACTGGCAACTTTAAGTGGTCTCTAATCCCTGTAAACCCCACACAGGTGCTACCCCCCGCAAAAATCAGCCTAGTACAGGGAGGAGCAGCAGCCACAAATACTGCTGTGCTAACAATCACACCCTCTGGCGTAACCCCTGGTGCCTACCCCTACCTAATTACTTCTCTAGATTCCAGAAACGTGCAGCAGACAGTCTTCTACAACATCAGCATTGCCTAAACATAGTATGTTAAAAGGGATTCTATCTAACATCATTTTGTAAGATAATTCATTTATCTTTTAAAATCATGAAAGAGTATAAGGGATGCCACCCATTCTTGTGAAATACAAGAAGCTCCTGTCCCTAACTCTCGCGAACAACGCTATCTTGTTCACAGAGTCATCTATTACGGGACATCGTGTTCAAATCCAAATGTCAGTCGACGATTTGAACACATTCTTTATCTGGCAAAGAGCTTCAGGAACTTCTCGTCCCATCGGTCATTTCCTTTCCGATGTGAGCGGAGTCAAGTTTTCTGATATTATTCTTGATTCACTAAATAAAACCTATAATGATTTGGACGGAAATACCGATGGTCTCAACTTCAGCTCATATGTCTTTGATGCCAATACCGATTCTAGAACCCGTGGATGTGGCGGCAAGGTCAGCTCAAACGACCTGGTCATGGCCTACATTCTCTATAAATGCTACGGCTCTTCTACCTGCCCCACCGCCAATGTCATTTATAATCTGGAAGATGCCCAGGCCATGCTTTCTAGCGGTGCCGTGTCAATGTCTATCACAACCTCTTTTGAAGATGATGAGCAACTCGCTAATCTTGGCGGAGTAAATCTAGGCGAGGTAGATGCCATGTTTCGCAGCATGCTGGCATCCGCACCCCTTCGCTACTTCCAGGCAAATGGAACCCAGATTCCTGGACTCTTTGAAACCAATTATGTCTGCCCCCCCTCAGACCCTCCTGCCCAAGGCTCCTGGAAATTCATGGAAAATGATATTCTTGAAGTCCGAATGACCTTCGCCTTTCAACAGCCCGTTGCCCACGAGTCTATTGACGCTGTAGGCACACAGTCATCAAACACTGTGATTAAGGCAGGTGATACCTTTTCTATTCGCCTACAAATCCTCGCCACCGATAGCAATTCAGGTGCCGCCGCCAAGGCCGCTTCTTCTGCCGCTGCCATTGCCGCCGCTGCCGCAGCATCCGCCACCGCCCAACAACAAGCCGCCGCGAATGCCATGCTTGCTGCCGCCGCGGCACAACAAGCCGTCAATTCCGCCGCAGCTCAACAACAGGCAGATGCCGCCCAACTACAACTCATTATGACTAATCATGCCGAGCAACAAATCAATGTCAACAACGTTGCCTATGTCTACGGTGCTGCCGAAGCCTCTCTCACCGCCGCCATCGTTTCAGGTCAAGCACAGAGTATAACTCAGCAAACTCGTGCCAACGCTCTAGCAGCCGCGGCAGCCTTAACTAAAAACCAGGCCATTTTAGCCAATCTGTCCACCCAACTCATCACTACTAAAATGAATTATGATGCCGCCGTATCAACACTTTCTGGAAGTCAGACAGTTGCTGCCGCGGCACTCTTAACAAGCGCCAATGCTGCTGGGGTAACTGCCGCCGCCGCCTTAGCCGCCGCCCAAGCTGCCGCTGCTATTACTGCATCCACTATTTCTGACAATGAATGCTCTTTTTCCACCCTACAGATTCAAATGCTTCTCAGTAACGCAATAAATCCCACCCTCCTACTGAGTAATCAAATCGCTTTCACTAATGCCTCAAATACATCTCTTTCTATTTGGCGCTCCGCTCTCTTACACCAGGCTAAGGAGCAAGAAGCAAAGTCCAAGCTCACAACTGCCAAACAGGTGATGGATATGGCGATTGTTCTGGGTGAGATGGCAAATATTCAAATCATGATGGCAAACGTAAATGCCTATACTGCCCTAGAGGAAAAGGCAAAGGCCAATCTTCTTTCTACCAATATGGCACTGATTAGCGCAGGCGCTACCGAATACACCGCCTATACTACCTTATTAAGTAACTCAAATACGGCAGCAAATCTTTCTAATCTGCTAGCGCTTAGTAGCTACAATGCCGCATCAAGAAGCTTATCTACAACTGTGTTAAATGTGTCCTCTGCCGTGTCTTCAAATTCTGTCATTCAAGTCGCCCTCGCCACAGCACAGGCGAATCTGAATTCTTCTATTACTAATGGAGGGCTAGCTAGTCAGAATACTCTTCTAACATCTTCTTTTATGGCGTATACTGCCCTAGCAACATCTTCTTCTGCTGCCATTACACGTGTAACAGCCGCCTCTAATCTCGCCCAGCTCCTCGTCAATTCAATGAACTCCAATCTTATTGTCACGGCCTCAAATCTCTCCAGCATTGTTTCTAATAACACCGCCCTTCTCTCCACGTTTAGCACGAGCATGACAGCAATGATGAATTATGAGCAGAGTGTTCTAGCGAATCCTTCCACACTCCAATTAGCCCAGACAATTAACTCAGCACATATCACCTATAACACAATGCTGGAGAAGAAACAGCTCGCCTCTAATGCTTTGACTGTGGCACAACGCATTCTTGATACGGCACTTGCCAATCAGGCTCCTCCTCAACAGATTGCCCTTCTACAAGGAAATGTGGCAGAGGCACAGGCGAAACTTGCCTCTGCCCAGGCAGCCTTACTCACAGCAACCCGCCTCTATGACTCAGCAACTGTCTCAGCAACAGAAAACCCTAATAGTGCTGAGATTCTAACTCTTGCGGCATCTACGATGACAGGTTCTATCGCAAAGGCTCTCCATAATCAATTAGCAACGAATCTATATTCGGCAGTTAGCACGCAAAATTCTTTAACGACTGTGTTAAATGATACTTCTTTGACCTATACCTTGGCCCAAGCTGCCTTAGCGAATGCCATCACGGCTGGGAAGACAATCTCTGAAATTCAGCTTCTGAATGCCGCTGTGGATTCCGCTAAGGCAGCCTACAGTAGAGCCGCAATTGCCGCATCTGCCGCGACTGTAGCCGTATCAACCGCCCAGGCTGGAGTAAATGCCGACCCTAACGTAATGAGTATTCTGGATTCTGCCGCATTACTATCCTATAGCACAACACAGGGGGCTCTCGCCTCAGGACTCGTTCAACAAGTGACAACCCTATACGAAGGCTCTGTCTTAGCAGCTCAGGCAGCCCTATCTGCCAGGCTAAATTATAGCACATCCGTGGCCGCTCTTGTATCAGCAGTGGCCGGTGGCGCCACCCTTTCTGGAATCCAAGGACTTCAGAGTGCCGTGAATTCCACCAGTGTTGTATATGCCACAGCCACACGTGCCAGCATTCAAGCCGGTGCTGCCTTGGTTAGAGGAGAAAGAGTTGCCACAGTGAATCCTCTAGCAAAGACGATTCTTGATACGACAAGTGTGAATCTGGCAGCAGCCTCTATCTCAGAATCTGTTCAGACATATGGCGCCGCTCTCGTGAGCGCCGAGGCTGTGGCGGCATCTACTCTCGTGGCCATGGGCTCAGCACAAGCAGCGTATAATCTGGCTACGACCATGCTAGATACAGAAATCGCCAGTGGTCAGAGTTTAGCGAAAATCCAGAGTGCCCAGAATAATCTTCAGACTGCCAGCTCTTCCTTAGCTGCCAGAACAGTTGCCTATAATAATTCCGTATCTACTTTAACACAAAGCAAGACCTTCTTCTCCACTTCCACAGCGGCCTACACTTCTACACTTTCTCAGGCAAATGTCTCGCCCCTTTCTGACTCTATCGCCGTGGTAAACGCCCAAGTCGCCGGCCTTGTTATGGCGCTCTCTACACAGACAGCTGTCTTACAGAGCCAAGAAGTAGTCCATCTCGCCTCAATTGCCTACGATAGGCAGGTATCACTTGTGAGCTCTATTGCGGGTCTTTCAACAATCTCCTCTATAACCCATGCCGCGCAAAGCACACTCACGGGCGTTTCTGGTCTATCCAGTGTATCCAGTATTTCTTCCCTCATATCCACCGTTCAGTCAGATTCTCTACAACTCGCTCTAGCAACTGGCTCTGTAGCCAACGCTACTTCTGCTGCCTCTATAGCGCAAGCGGCGGCAAGCTCTAGCGCCCTATCTCCCTATATCTATACAGCACTCGCCAACTATGCCAGCTCGGCGAGTTCTATCCAACCTCCCCCCTCAGCGCCCACTGGCATGAGCTCTAGTGCTGTAACAGAATCTGGATTTACGGTGAGATGGCAAGGATTCACTGCCGCCTCTTCCTATACCTTTGTGTTAAATGGACAGGAAGTTACTCCTACCAGTCAGACAAGCTTATCTGCCACCTTTAGTGGTCTGACATCTAGCACTGACTATACTCTTGTTATCACCGCGGTAAATTCTAAGGGCACCGCTCCTTCGGCACTCTTTACCGTATCAACTCTTAGTCCTCCTCCCAGCCAGCCCGTAATAAATGTGACAAACATAACGACAACTACCGCCCAGATTAATTGGACAGGTGGCGTTGGAGCAACGTCATATTCTTATTCTCTAAATGGAAACCCAACGGTCCCCATTGTAGATAGTGGTCTCATTTCTAAGTTTATTGTAATATCTGGTCTCTCAGGTGAAACGACCTATACTGTAGTAGTCACGGCAACAAACGCCAATGGCTCAACTGCCTCTGGAGGGGTTTCTTTAAGAACAACTGGTCCTCCTAGTGCCCTTTCTGTGACAACATCGGCTGTTTCAAAAACTGGGTTTAGTATCAGCTGGACTGGTGGAACTGGAGCAACTTCCTTTACCTTTGTGTTAAATGGGTCTGCTTTCACTCCTTCTGTCTCTGGAAATTCTGCTGTATTCACAGGACTATCGGCAAATACCTCTTATACCGTGGTCGCCACAGCAACAAATGGCGCCGGCTCTAAGTCGGCAACGGCTACTGTGAAGACATCCATGCCTGTATTCAAGGGGTATTGGTCTCCTTCTATAAGCTATGAGCCAACCGACCTTGTAATTAAGGGGACAAATGACACATATGATGCCAGAGTATATTCTTGCCTAGTGGCAGGGGTTGGGAATAACCCACAGACAGGTAACTCCTGGTCTACTGGGTCTACATATCTTGGTGTGTGGGCAACTGTCTGGAATTCTGGCGGCTATCCTCAAGGAGTAAGTGTCCTGAGCCCTCTTGATAATAAATTATATGTATGCTCTACTGCCACTGCTGGTGGAGCACAAGACCCTTCTCTAGACACAAGCCACTGGCAGGTCATTGGCCTGGCAGGAGGAGCACCCAGTCCCTTTGTTGTTACATCCGTGAGCGTAGAGCAAGGTGGATTTTCTATGGGGTGGACTGGAGGAGCTGGAGCAACATCCTATGTGTTTATGTTAAATGGTGCTCTTGTTGTCCCTTCTACGGATAATAGTCTGACGTCTAAGTCTGTCATCTTTACGGGGCTAACCCCTGGGACGCAATATGATGTTGCCGCCTTCGCTGTTAACGCAAGTGGCTCATACTGCCCCATGTCGTTCGCAGTAACTATGCTCCCTTCAGTGCCTGTGCTAACGGCAACTTTCGTATCTGACACAAATTTTATAGTATCATGGACTTCTGTCGGCGCCTTATCATATTCGTATAGCATAACGGATGCCAGCGGCAGAACATATACACCTTCCACCGATAATGGCGTCTCAGCGAAGAATATTGTTGTCACAGGACTTTCGGCAGTAAGCTCCTATACCGTTACAGTTACGGCGGTAAATCTGGCTGGCTCAGCTGTCTCTGCCCCCCTCACGCTAACAACACTGGCAGGCCCTCCTCCTCCAACACAACCTGTCGTATCAACAGTAGTAACACCTACTACAATCACGGCGACATGGACAGGTGGAATAGGCGCAACATCTTATTCTTACACACTAAATGGAACTCCAGTGACTCCTTCCATTGATAATGGAGTATCTGGAAACACCGCTACCTTTACTGGCCTAGCAGCAACAACCTCTTACACACTCGTTGTAAAACCTATAAACTCCAGTGGCTCAGTATCTGCCTCTAGCGCGGCGACAACTGTGGCAAAACCAGCAGTTCTGTATAACGGGCCAATTACCAATGTATCATTCAATAATCTGACAAATACTACAGCATCAGTGGCATGGACTGGAGGTGGCCCATCAACAGTATATTCATACACCATAGGCTTTGGAGGACAAGGAACATTTGACGGCTCTACAAATACAGGATTACTCACACGCTTGAATAGTAAGTCATCTTATCCTCTCAGACTCACAGGAATTACTCCCGTTATTACACGTATGATGATTGCCACTTACGGCGCACCGAATGTCATACAATTTTCATACGATGGTGTATCATGGGAAACTGTAACATCTGGCTCTTCCTTAATTCCCCCCTCTTATTCAGGAAATGTGGTGGTAAATAACGGTTCTCAATGGCTTGTTGGGACGAATTCATCAAATAGTATCTTATATTCTCAGACTGGCTTTGATTGGCAAGTCTCCACATCAGGCTCTGCCCTATTTACAGCTGGATGCTCCTGCTTTGCGTGGAACGGTGTCATATGGGTGGCCGGCGGCAAAGGAGCGAATCGCATGGCATACTCATACGATGGAATCAACTGGACAGCATCCGCCTCAGGAAATGGCATATTTACACAAAACTGCTCTACAGTCGCGTGGAATGGCAGCATTTGGGTGGCAGGAGGAAAAACAAATAGCCTGGCATATTCCTATGACGGCATGACATGGACTGCCTCTCCTTCTGGCAATTCCATATTCGTCGGTGGCAATATAGTATCAGCTGTGGCATGGTCTGCCTCCTCATCTATGTGGGTTGCGGCAGGCACTGTGATGGCACATTCATCTGATGGTAGAACATGGACTGCCGCGGCGAATAATATTCTAAGCCCAGCCTTCTGCCTAGCAACAAATGGCTCTATATGGGTCGCTGGAGGACAAAACTCATATACATATCAATTAATCTATTCAACAGATGGAATCAACTGGACATCTTCCTCTTCTGGCAATTCCTTATTAAGCTCAAGATGCGCATCTGTGGTATGGAATGGCTCAAAATGGTTCGCCTGCGGAATAAAATATGGAGGAGGTGGAGCGATAATTGAATCATCTGATGGAATTACCTGGACAAATGAAACTCCATTTAATGCCGAATGCTTAGCTACAGGTAATGGCTATCTCTCATCGTCAGGAACCGCAAATGTTGCCACGATTACGGTAGATAATGACCCGCATTCCTTTGTAGCTTCTTCCATTACTGATAACAGCTTTGTTGTAAGATGGTCTGTCACATGGCCGTCTGGGTATCCCACACTAACTTATACATATAAACTCAATGATGTAGCTGTAACACCTTCTTCTATAACAAACAATTCTATCACATTCACTGGTCTAACTCCTTCAACACTCTATAAGGTATCTGTCACTTCTACATATTCTAACGCAGGAACAAATGAGGCAACATCTTCTCTCCTTGTTAAGACAATACCAGTTGGCGCCATGCCAAATAATCTTGACGCTATCAATATAACAACTGATGGTTTAACTCTCATTTGGAATGGCGGTAATACCGCAACTTCATATGCCTATTTCTTTAATGGTATCCAGAAAACTCCTATTACCGATAATGGTGTATCGTCTAAAAATGCTATATTTACAGGTCTAGCACCTTCCCTTGACTACACTATCTATATTGTGGCGACTGCCCCTTCTGGAACATACACATCTTCTTCCTTCAATGTGAGAACACTTGATACGACTTAGACTAATAAGTAAATAATAATCCACCACGACCACCATAGACTTTTAAGATATTATATGTTTCCGCCCATACTGAGACAGTATAGTTAGGAACATCCTTCATTGAAAGAGAGCCACGAAAGGGTCTGAAGCTGAGACTCAGCTCAATCTTCTGAATTTTGTCCAAATTTGCGTGACCTGTTGGTGTTCCCACTCCGTATTCTTCTAGACTTGTGCCAAAGGGTAGATTGTAGATATACTTATTATGCCATGGGCTCTTTCGCTGCTCTAAACTCGGCAGAATACTCCTATAAAAGGCCGGATTTTGTGTTGCGTATCTGACTATACGCCCGTCGTAATTCAGACTGAGGCTCGTTATGGGCTCAGAATCTACCGATGAATACGCTGGAACGAGTGGGATGTAAGCGTTGAGACACAACCCTGAAGCATCAGGCCACCAGGGAGCAACAAGTCCAATGCCACTGGCGTCAGCGACATATGACCCGCTCAAATCGCGTGTCATGAGAAAGGGGGCATTCAGTAAATCGGCGTCATTACGATGACAAGTCATAAAGAGTTGGCGGCACATATTCGGCACTCTCATGTTAAGACGCGTTGTTGAAGCGCCCTTGGTATCTTGTGTAAAAGAATAATGCTGGAGGATTGGATAGGTTAAATCAGATAATCTGATACGGTTCGCCTCAGGTCGGTCAATATACACGTATTCTACGAGTAAATAGGATTCGGCAATCTCAAAGGAATCTGCCATCTTAATTCCAGGAATCTGGCGAACTTTCACAGATTTCTCAGGATTTCCATTCAGACCATACACCTCAGTGCCATTCGGGTCTAGCACATAGAAAGGACTGGATGCCATAGGTGGCATGGCCAGATTTCCTCTGCGCGGGGCAGGCGGTTGTGATGAGATATACGTGTCATATTCTGTAAATTGAATCTTACACTTGTTTGACACATATGAGCCGCTCGTTGGAACCTTTTCTATCGTATCTCCTTGTGATACCTGATTTTGACCGCTGCCATAGGCATCCTTTGTCTTTATTCTGCTTGTTGTCGTATAGAGTCGGTCTACTACGTTAAATCCTATATTGATTTGAACGGCATCTATGCCAATGGCGTCAATTGGGAGGGCCACAGATGGGTCTCCTCTTGAGAACCAGAAGGGAAGAGGGGTTATTAATGTCTGTTGTCCACCAAAGCCATTGGATTTCGGTGTAAATCCGTGGTCCCAGCGTCCAATCATGCGATTCACCGTTGTTGTCTTCTCAAGAGGTGTCGTAAATTCGTCAAGAACTTCCAGGAGACCGCTTTCTAAGGCGTCAATCGGTGCTCCTCCAATCGTAAGGGATGCCGAAGTTAGAAGGGCATTGCCAACAGAATTTGTCCACCCAAAGGTCGGGCCCGCGAAAGGGAGATTATTCGCCGTCGCCCATGCCCTCGCCGTCGCTTGTGTTGCTGAGATATCTGGCATCACTGTTACCAGAAATACCCGTTTGATAAGATGACCTCTGCGTGGTAAGGTAATACGAGCCGTTGTCCCGAATGCCGGTTGATTATCAAAATCTACACGATATGTTTCTGTGGTAAACCGTCCAGCTTTTATATACGATTTCTGAAAGACGTCCACCTTCGGCTGACCCTTCGGCGCTAAGAGGCGCTCATCTTGGAGCCCTGACACTAGCATTTTTAATAGGCTTGCCGATGCCATCTGTTTGTGTCCTAACTATTTCTTTAGGACTATTAGAATAAGAATGAACTTCTTTCACATATATCTAATATTCTTAAAGGTGGCCTTTGTCGTTCAGTTTGTCTTGATTATTATGAAAAAACAAGACCATCACGGAATTGTGTTTATAATAAGCAATATGATATTCAAGATATCTATCGGCTTGTTTATCATGATATATTTTCTTTTACACAATGTTATTGGAATGGATTATTACGATAAAATGATTATTGGATTTGCGGGAACGATTCTGATTTATGACGCGTTCTATATTGACTTGCCGAAGGCTCTGGAAATATACAAAATAAATTTTAGCCCTTATACGATTATAAGAGATATTATCAAAACTTAGAGTATTTGGTGGGTGTTCTTGGAATTTTGATTGTCAAGGGGACAGAAGACATAACCTTCTGAGAGGGAGAATCCTCCTCAGAAGGGATTTGGTTTTGGAGTTGCTGGGCATAAGGACAGCAAGGAAGAAAGCTGCCCTTCTTACAGCATGCCTTCACAGGATATGGATACGTGGGTGTAATCCCGCTCCAGGCTTTCTCACACTGAATACAGTGCTCAAGGCATATGATTGGCAGAGAGATAGGGAGAAAACAGAGAGCACAGGCAGAGCATACGATTGCCTCTGCCATTTGGGGACTTGTGTTAAATGGGTTGTTTGGAGTTGATTTTTTTAGCCACGCAGTAGGCAAGGGCCACGCAGTAGGCAAGGGCCACGCAGTAGGCAAGGGCCACGCAGTGGGCAAGGGTGAGGCTAATTAACTCTGGAACATCGGATTCGCCATACCATTCTGGAAGCGCAGCCATTGAAGAGTTGTGACAAATACCTTGACCTCCCACGTATCTTTAGGAGCAGCGACATTTAAGGTTAAACGAATTGTCTGAAGACGCGAGGCGTTCAGAGTTCCTGACGGTTGGTGCTGCCCAGGCAAGGAAGCGAATGAATATCCGTAAATGAAATTCTTGTATGCCCTGGAAGCCCCGCCATGTTTCTTGGCCAGATGACTCCTGAAGAACTGCTCATCGGCATTCACGATTTCCACCCCATTGAATTGAATACTGGCCGATTTCAAGAGAGGAACACGAGGATTATAAATGGCGTCTTCCTCTTTGTGTAAGACAGCCGAATAATTCGTCCATTCGCTTTGATTCGCTACTCCCTTGCGCCGAACAAACCAGAAAAACTCTTCCATCGGATGATTTACTTCTAGAGGGAGCTGAACCGTGATTGTGTCAGATGAGGTCTTATTGGTTGCGTATTTGAGTGGCTCTTCAAAATAGAAGGTCGATACATCTCTCCTCAGAATCTCAAACGGACTTCTCAGAATTCGCTGACGGATATCTCCATCGGTATTCGCCGCCTGAGTGACTAATTTAATTGTCTTGAAGTTGGGAATCGTAGAATGAGCCCTGACAAACTCATTGAGCTGGACGGAATTCAGATAATTTGTTGTCGCGAATTCTAGTCCTAGAGGAGTATCTGTTAGACAAGGGCGATGGGCACTCAGATTCTGGATACATTGATGAAAGGGACGTAGAGTCACATGGATTCGCACAGACCCCTCCTTACATGCCAGAAGTGGGAGCGCCTCCTTGAGTTTTATGCGATTAAAAAAGAAGGGAAGAGGAATATACAGAGTTCTATCCTGAGTGGGAAACGGACGTGTTTGCGTCGGCTGGGTGTAGCCAAGGCCATCTTGAGCAATTCCAAATTGCGCATTCATATCTTGTAAGTTGAAAAACACATTCAAGAAATCGCCGTCAATGGTCTCAATCGTAGAATCACCGATTTCCAGCTCCGCCTTTTCCACGATTGATGCTCCAAGAGTGCGTGCGTATGCCCAGAAATCTGAGGTAATTTTATATTTGCCTGATTCTAGACGCAAGAGTGTCGTCTCATCTAGCCAATGACCTAGCTCAATCTGTAACATAGTATTTAAGAGCAAGTCTCCACATCCCACAGATTTCACATCAAAGGTGAATCGTTGACCAAAGACAGTGGGACCGCGGAAGGGGAATTCTTGTATAGAAAGACTGAACGGGTTCAGTTTCTGGCCCTTTGGCAACCACCAAGTTTTCTCGGCACCTAGGGGAAAATATTCATTATCTTGAAAGTCACGTGGCGTTAAATCAAGAAGAGTCACAATATCTCCTCCTGCTCGTTCATATCCTACAAATAATTCTCGTTCAAAATTATCTAGATAATTTGCTGATAGATCAGTGGGAGTTCCCATCTATCCTACGTCGTAAACTCAGTTGAATGAAAACAACTCGGCACCTCCCTTTCCATCCGTCTGGAACTGTGCCCAGCCCTCTTGGATAATATTCAGCTGTGTGGTGGTCGGCTGCAAGCCTCCACCACCCTGTGGGGTGGTTGCTGTTGCGGTGCCGGGATTCGCCAAATCAATAAAGAAGGTAGGTTTATCAGCAGTAGAGAAATTTACAGCTCCTGTGCTCGTGTCAAACTCTGGTCGTCCCCTTGGAGTAACACCCAGAGTCCAATTCATCGTATTTAACTCCAGAGCAGAATCACAATCCTCTTTGGCATAATTCGTCAAATCTCTCCAGACTTGTGGGGTTTGTGGTGCCTCTCGCTGCCCGCCAGCAATCGCCAAGGTAACTGTGTTAAAGTAGGGTTGGCCTTGGGCGGTGCTTACACTGTAAAGGCGATTGGCCAAGATATCAGCCGTTGACCTGAAATACCAGATAAGGCGACTTGTCGGATGTCTCCCATCAATACGACGCTTCACTTGAGAAATCCCGCCTGCCACGACCGATGTATATTCTAGAGAGCTTTGTGTAAAAGTGTTCTCAAAGACTCTTCTGAACCGGACCTTAGTAGGAATCTTTTCTAGAGCCTGCTGCATCTCATTATCCACATAGACCTGGGTGGTTTCCAGGTGTAGCTCTATGGGGGGAATTTGCTCTCGTTTCAAGGTGGTAAATGGCTGTAAGACAGGGGGGTCGTTCGTTTCTCGAACTGTCTGGATTGTCATCGCCGTATTCCAAGGAGTCGGTTTCTGTCTCTTGTCGGATGCCTCAACAAGGTCTTCCAACTTCCTGAGTTTACATCTCAGACGATAGGTGTGGCGCATGGCACCTCGTTGCGGAAAGCCTTGCTCTCCCGCTTGGCAACCAATGAGGGGAAGCTCTAGACGTAGACGGGGAGGTGTGGCGTTCTTTTGAATAGAGGAAGAGGTTCCATCGTGGTCGCCAGTTTCTTCCATAGTGAGAAATCTGCGCGAATAGCTGCCAGACATTTTGGACAGAGCCCATAAGGTGTCGCCGCTGAATTCTTGAAGCAGGATATTATCTTGGAAAAACTGGATATTCTCAAAAAGAAAGTAGGCAATAGCCTGGGTATAACCGTAAGTCACACCAGTATTATCTTTTATAATGGATTTCGTGTTTAGAGCGGCCTGTGTAACAGGTAGCCATGTGGGGAGTTTTATGAGGATAGATGGCTCTTTCATGAGGTCGCCGACAAGGTCAAAGGCGAACTCTACAGAGCGTCCAAATTCTGCCGTAGATACGGGAGGGACTACTCGGCGCTCTGTTAAAAGTGGTGCCTGTGCCTCATACGATGAGTCAAACAGAAAGGTAGATTTAGAATCCTCGCTAAATAAATACACATCCTTGTTGCCTCTGGCGAGGAGCTCATATAATGAACCTTCGGCGGTGGCAGTCATTCTCTTTTCTTTGTCGGTGTATTTTAGACTAGCCGAGACGGCTATGCTTCTTGCTTTGTTCCTGGAGTCTTTACCCCATCTGAAGATGGGGTCTCTACTCCTGTATGACCAGGAGCAACAGTATCAAGAATCAGTCGCGATATACCCATCATAATTACTGTTGAATAGGATACCTGCGTTGCGGTCATGACCTGAATCCCCACTTGACAGACCGGACTTCCTGAGGTCACTAGACCTTGGAGGAAACCGTAGACTCCATCAGGAACACAGGCCGTTGAATACGCCTTCGTCGCGGCGTAATGTGCCGAGTAAGAAATAAGCGCCGAGATAATTCCCTTTGCGAGAGGCGATGCCATAAACTCAAACATCCTAGTTGTCATCTTGGCGAGAGTTTAGGCGTCAGGGACTGTCTCCACAGCCTCTTCTGCCTCTTGCCTATCAATATACTCTTTTAGTTCTTCTGTCGCTTTCAGAACAAAACTCGGCTTCTTATAGTTAGAATACATACTCAGATATCCAATCCGCCCGTATTTCATAAAGTGAATTTCCTCATTCAGAATATCATGGTCGCCTCGTAACCAGACATCCATGAGCGCCTTTGTCATCTTGTAGCCGGCATCAGTGGAAGGAATACCAATGTCATTCAGCTTTTTGAGAAGAGGAATAATCTCATCTAGTTTCTCCTTCATGGACTTTGGCATTCTAAGATATTGTTGGCAAGAAGCTTTAGTCCAATCCTAGAAATGTGCGGCCAATCTTACTTGTTACAAACATACCACAACCGGAAGCAATTTGCGCATAGAAAATAGGTGTTCTTTTTGAGCAGCATAATAAATATACCGATAATCCAAGAAATAGGAACGAACTCAGCCAGAATAAGAGTGTAAACGTGTCCATTCTGTATTATAAAGATTTATTATCTTTAATACTGATTTTAGTTCTTGCCTTCCTGGCCGCAGGCCAGGTCCTGGGAAGCAGCTTTAGTTGCTTCCTTCCTGGCCGCAGGCGTGGGTTCTAATTTTAATTGGAGCCCTCACCGAAGGTTAGGAAGCAGCTTTAGTTGCTTCCTTCACATCCAAACGCGCCCATAGTAGAAGCAAATTTAGGAACGCCTGTGTCATAGGATAAATAGGAAATTCCCGCCTGGTTATTATACTTTGATTCATACGACCCATATTTAGTGAGGGAAGCGCCAGAAGGTGTCATCGCCACGTTTGTTTGAGTCGTCTGTGCTGTTGTTGTGGCGTTAGTAATTACAAGTGTTCCTGCGCTAGGTGTAACGGATACGATGCGTGTGTTAGAAGGGATTCCCACAGCATTTACGTAAGCACCGACAATAGGAGCAGGACCGTTAGTATATGATTGATACGTGAGAGTTGTTGATGCCGAAGTCCATGTTGCTAGAAATGCTTGCGTAGTTGCCGCAGCTATGGTTGCCTGTTGATTTCTACGAATACGGTCTGAAGCGTCCATTCTATCGTGCCATGCGGAAAAAGGTGGTCTAAGAATATTAGGGGTCTAATAAGAAAGCAGATGTGTGGAATCCTTGCCGTTTTATATTCATCTGACAACCGCTACAAGAATGTTCATAAGGCCGTTAGTAAATTAGTGGCACGTGGTCCTGAGGGAACACAGATTACGAATCTGGCATCGGCCACCTTTGCCTTTACCCGTCTGGCCATTAACGGGCTACACGAGGGAGGAATGCAGCCCTTTGATGCTCCCTACGCAACGTGGATGTGTAATGGAGAAATCTATAATTCTAAATCAATAGAAAAAACCCTTGGATATGAGGGCAAGGGTTCCGATTGTGAAGTTCTCGGCCATCTATGGTTCTCACTAAAGCACCCAGTGGCATTCTGCCAGGCCTTGGATGGAGTATTCTGCCTAGTAATATACGACAAGGAGGATGATTCTTACATTGTGGCAAGAGACCCCTATGGTATTCGTCCGCTGTATTGGTCAGATGACAAGTTTGTCGGTCTGTCCTTCGCAAGTGAGAGGAAGGTTCTTGAGACCTTAGTGGAGCCATACGCTAAGATTTTTGAGTTTCCACCGGGTGAGGTATGGACTGTAAAGTCTGGAGTTTGTGTAAAAAAGGATGTGTATCACACTGTGCCGTGGCTAAAAGCTGTTTACATGCCTGAGGACTTAGCAAAGAAGACAGTCCATGATTCCCTTCTAGCGGCGGTAGAGAAGCGCCTGATGACGGAGCGCCCCGTTGCGGCACTTCTGAGCGGTGGATTGGATTCTTCCCTAATTGCCTCCATTGTCCAGAGAATGCTTCTGAAGCGTGGTCTACCGCCCCTCAAAACATTCAGTATCGGAATGGCGGGTAGTAGCGATTTGGCCTTTGCTCGTAAGGTGGCCGATTATATTGGCTCAGACCATCATGAGGTGGTTGTTACGGCGGATGAGATGTTCGCTTGTATTCCTCAGGTGATTCGCGACATTGAGTCCTATGATATTACGACAGTGCGTGCCTCAGTGGGGAATTGGATGATTGCGCGTGAAGTTCGTAGGCGCAGTGAGTGTAAGGTGGTCTTTAATGGAGATGGCTCAGATGAGGAGTGGGGTTCTTACTTATATTTTTACAAGGCGCCGAATGATTATGCCTTTGAGGCAGAAGCACATAGGCTTCTTCTTGAGATTCACCGTTATGATGTCTTGCGCTCTGACCGATCCATTAGCTCTCATGGTCTGGAGGCTAGGACCCCCTTCCTAGATAAGCAGTTCGTGGCTGTGGCGATGAGTGTTCCTACAGACTTAAGAAGACCTATGGCCGGTCACAGAGTAGAAAAGCAGCTGTTGCGCGATGCCTTCGCCAATGACCAGCTCTTACCAAGTGAGGTTCTGTGGCGGAAGAAGGAGGCGTTTTCTGACGGGGTGAGCACTCAGGAGAAATCTTGGTTTGAGGAAATCCAGGAGAGAATTCTTGACCAAGGGCTGGTGCCGGCTGATTGGGAGGCGCGGGCGCAGAAGTTTGAGGAGCCGCGACCCAAGACTCCTGAGGCGTTTTATTATAGAAGCCTGTATGAAGGATTCTATACAAAGACAGGTGATTACTGGCCGTTCTGGATGCCTCGGTGGTCGCCTGAGACTTCTGACCCTAGTGCTAGGACTCTGTCCTTCGCGCCTTAAACAATAAAAGCAATTTAATACTAAATGGCAATGGCAACATGCCATCTGGAGACTGTGTTAAAGGGTGATTTCAGTGGGGTTACGAAACAGTCGTTTGAAATTGTTGTAACACGATACAATGAAGATTTGTCCTGGACGAGTGGACTTGAGCATTTATGCTCAGTGTATAACAAGGGCTCTGAGTTTCCGTTCAAAGGCGTGGTAAAAAATGTTCCCAATCATGGCATCGGATGTGAGACGATGTTACGTCATATTTGCGAGAATTATTGGCGCTTAGCCGATGTTACTTTCTTTTCCCAGGCGACCTTGTGTGATAGGAGCGACCAGCCCTTATATCCTTTGGAGGTGTATAAGACATGTGGAATAGATTCTGTCATGGCATATAAGGATGAGTTGAATGAGCCGCCAAAGTCAAGATTTCTGTTTCGTATTTCAAACGAGGGGTGTAGGAGTGTTGATGACCTCACTTTTGGAGAATGGCGAAAGAAGATTGGAATCCCCTATAAGGTGGCGTATGAGTCTTGGGTAAAGGGAGATTGGATTGCCGTTGGAGCGAAACGGGTTAGACGGCGACCTCTTTCTTTTTACGAGAATTTATATGCCACGTGTCAATTTGACAGGGGTATCTGTGTAGAAGAGAATTGGTTTATGGAGCGGACCTTTTATTCCTTGTTTTCTTAGCTGAAACGCCAAGGGCGAAAAACTTGATTTGTGTGAGGGTGGGTTGGAAAGTCCCCGCAATTGCCATGGCGAAATGCCTAGGTCGTTTAACAAACTGGGATAAGACGAGTTTTCGCATTGACTCGTGTTTTACCGTAAGCCAAGTCTATCAGTGTGGTCGTAAGGCCGATGGAGAGCTGTGTGAGAAGTGTTTGGAGAGGCCGCGAGATGGGAAATATCAGACACGGATTCTCCATGGACTCGTGACAGAGCCAATACCGCTTGTGTCAAATGTGTATGGGAGCCCTGTGTATTGGCAGAAGATGAAAAAGCTTGAAGACGCGGGTAAGGTGCTTTCTGCTGAGGCGCGGGCCTGGATTGAGGCGGCAGAGGCGGCTCAAGCGGAGACAGAAAAGGAGGAGGGGTGGAAGGTTCAAAGGCCTTCGGCTAAGGAGGTAGAGAAGGAGATGAAAAAGGTGGCGGCTTCTAAAGCCAAGGCAAAGGCCAAGGCTTCTGCCACCGCGGCAAACCCAAAAGCAACGCAAAGTCTAAAAGAGATATTCAAACCAGTTGAAGTCCGATTCAAGGAAGTGGATAAGCCGCCTGTCAAACTAGAGACGGATTCTATTGATGTGTGTAAAATGGTCATTGGTGAGATGTCTGTATTCATTGTTGATGAACTTGTCTTTGACATAGACAACAAGGGAGAGATTGGAGACCATATTGGATATTACAGAGAAGAGGAGTTCTTTGAGCTCTAGACTTTCCAAGTTTAGAGCGGACCAGAGCTCTAGACTTTCCAAGTCTAAGGGGACGAAGGTGCGTTCAAACGCCTAAAGAACTTCTCCGTTACACGTGTAGGAGAGGATGTTCTCCGATTTGACCGGATAGCTCAGTTGGTTAGAGCACACGGCTGTTATTATATGGCTTGATTGTTTTGTGTCATAATGATACAGACAATCACCGGGACAGGCTGTAGATGTTTGTCTATGCCCTTGGGCATAAAACACACACCGTGAAGTCGTGGGTTCAACTCCCACTTTGGTCGCACTTTTTTGGGGTTACATAGTAATCCCAAAAAAGTGCCTATTCTCCAGCTTTAGCGGACTATTCGCACTTTTTTGGGGTTACATAGTAATCCCAAAAAAGTGCCTATTCTCTAACACCACCTCTAATCTTTTTCTAAAGGATAAGAGGTGGTGGAAAACGAGCCGTATCACAGGGCAATGACCTTTTTGGCCACTTGGTGGATGTGCCACCCCTTCATCGTGCCGCCAGGGTGGTTTCTGGCAATAGTAGTAGTTCGGTAAAAACTCTCGTGTTGTAAAGTAAAAACTAATTTTCAGAACAGGTATAATCAATACGAGAGTTGAGCCTACTAGCATGATGGACATGGGGGACATTTTTCCAACCTAACAACCTGACCAAGTTGTTTAACAAATATATTCAAAACTGTGATTACCAGTATTTACTGGAGAACCCCTGGACCTTTGGTCTCAACAATTGTAGGGGTTTTCTTGAGCGGCGTTTGACTCTTGGTTGTTCGCGACCTGCGCAAAGAGTTGGATAGTTACCATTATTGTGATTCCATTGGAGACACAATAATGGTTTATAGGAATTTCACGACTGTAAGGTAATGGAAGAGTTCTCCCCAGAATGGTTTGATGCTTGTTCAGTTGCTTGGCGTGCCAATAAGAAAAGGAAGGGTGAGAGTTGGGTCTATGTGTGTTCCCGCGATTTGTGTAAAAGGTGTGTTTGTGCGGGTTCTGATGTGTGCTCTAGGCATCTATGTATTAACAGCCATTCACAGCAGCATGAACAGCTTCCCCTGAAGGCATTGTCTGAAGAGGAGGAACCTTCCATCCCTCAGGTTGTAGAGCCTTCCACGAGGTTGGAAACGCCTCCTCCATCAAGGAAGAGACAGCAGCGGCATACTGTCGTATCTCCCATTGAGCCGACGGGTCAAGGCGTAGCCCACAGAGTCTTGAGTAGGCGGCGAGCGACCCTGTCTCAATAAATTCCGTATACATCCCCTGAGGAAGAATCGTGCGGGCTACCTCAGGTGCCACATTAAGCAATAGGAGTTTCCTGTATGCTTGATTTGTCAATTCATTTGTCTCCTTGATTATGGCATGGGCCTGGTCATTCAGAGGCACTTCCGTGGCCTTACTGCCCTGCTTCAGCTTGGCATCACGCTCTCTTACACAGGTCGGCAAATACATCTCAGGCTCTGTATCAACATACCTGCGACTCACCTCATTGCGCGCAAATCCGATTTGATGACGATACCACTCTCTGGCTACAAAGATTGGCATCTTTATCCTGAAGCGCGCCTGGGGATGGAAGAAGGGGGTCACGTGATTATGCTCTGCCAGATACTTGACAAGGCGCTCATCACCTGCACTCATCGTATCAACTTCCTTATGAAAGGATACTCTTGCCGCATTCACCACCGTTAGGTCGTTGCCGAATGTGTCAAGAAGCTCTACAAACCCTCCTAGGACGGCTGGCATATAAGTGTGTTAAATGGTTGGACCTTAGGTCTTAGACCGACGGGTCTTACGACGATTTGACTTGCGGTTTCTGCCACGAGTTTTCCTGCTTTTTCTGTCAAGATTTGCTATTGTAGGAGGAGCTCGTGAGCCGCCACCTCCTTCTGCTGAACTAGGAGGTTGTGAGCCGCCTGCTGAAGCAGCCTGAGAATCTGTTAATAATTTTACACTTGGTATTAAATCGTTGTTTACTTGGGCAGTATTAGGAGTATCAACAAGACTCATAAACTTGTCTACAGCTTTGGCACTTTCTAACTCTTTATGTAAGGTTTGTAGCATCCCTTCATAGTCAGCTTCCTTTTTTTTCTGCCCTTTTAAATCTTGTATCATACGTTCAATATAATGAGCATTGCCATCCAATATATCAGAAACTCTCATATTTCTCATGGCCATTGAAATAATCTTTTGTACCAAATATACGATGTGTCTCATCTTTTCATCATCAGATACATTTAAATAGATATTGAAAAAGAAAGTGTCTAATTTAGGAATCTTAATTGTCGTTGAGCCATCCACCGAACTAGGACGAGTGTCATTTAATAGGATTGATTTTAATAACTTAAACAAAGAACTTACTAGATAGTCGTGGGTTTCAGGTTTAGCAAATACAGCCTCAGGATTGTCAGCAATATGTTTTCTCATCCTTTCAACAACACTTAGCGTATAAGAATCAGTATGTGTAAGTTCTCCTTTAAGAATAGACATGGCATCATTATATACATCCATCATTGTAAGAAACATTGTTGAATTATATTCAACACAGAATTCATTCTCTCCCATAGCTGTAAAAATATCTTTTATATCTCCTAACTCTTCTCCAAGAGTAGATGATAAGCGCGTATACATTGGATTTGGTATATTTATTCTTCTAAATTTACATTCACGGATGGCATCGTAAAAATGGCTGCTATATTGGTCTCTGGTGCTCTCATCCTTATCATCTGTTACTAAATTAGTATAAGGACAAAAGATATATACTGGTCCTTTATGAGTCTTTTTCTTTAGTCGTATCTGTCTATTGAATATAGATGCGCGTATCGTATTAATTTTAAAGAGAAAGTCTGAGCCTTTTGTAATATCTTCTACGACCTTTTGGTATGTAGGATACTTGAATAATTCTGTCAGAAAATATTTTTTTAGAAGATTAAATATTAACTTTGACATATATACTAAGGCGAATTCTGACATCTCCTCAGTAACATCATCAGTATGAGATTTCTTAACAAATTCTATAGTAAACTTATCATAAAAAGCTGCTAGCTCTTCTTTAGAAAGAAGACCCCTTAGCTCAATCTGGCCAAACACTATCAAGAGTTTATTATATTGTTTGTGTAAGATTTCCTTCTTTAATCCCTCCTTTTCTCTGATAGGTTTCTTTGAAAAAAATGTATTTATCTCATCTCTATATTTATTCAATGTCCTATAGATTAGGAATAATTTGAATATATGATGAAGAGATGGCTCTTCATACACTATATTTTCCTCATATTCACCAGGGCGGTAATATAGGCCAGTATGTATAGAAGGAAGAGTGTATAAGAATATAAAATCATTTCTTTCATATTCTCTCTTAATATAAGTAAGGATTGAAATTAACGTGTACTTATTCTCTACTATTATATCATCTGTTTCATCATTAGGATGAGATGGAAATGGGGCTTGAGTTGATAAGGTTTCTTTAATAAGATGATACTCGTGGTCAACAAGAATACCAACCTCATCTAAATACTCTTCTAATTCCTTGTCAAAATCTTCTTGTTTAATAATCAAAGGTGGTTTTGTATATTGCGCAAGATTAATTGGAACAGGAGGAGCTGATTCCTTTATTGGCTTTTCTTCATGCTCATCTTCTTCTCCAAAATAAGGAAGACCTTGTTCAAGTGATGGTTTTCTTAGAGTTGCGCTTCCACCTCCACCTCCACCTCCACCTCCACCTCCACCTCCACCTCCACCTCCACCTCCACCTCCACCTCCTTCTGGATTACCTACAGTTACCCAGGATTCTTCTTCTTCAAAGCTTAGTTGAACTTTTGACTGTTTTGACTGTTTTGCCTTTTTCTTCTCCTTTGATTTTCCAGTCAGAGTAACTGGCAATGGTGGCGCTGAGGAGGTAAGAGTTACCGTGCGATTTTCTTTTGGAGCTTCTGCCTGAGCTGGCGCAGGCGCAGAACCACACATCCCATCAAGAATCACTTGAATCTCCTTATCACTTGTTTTAATCGTATCACATAGACGAGCTATTACAAGTGGATTCGCTCCCATAGAATTGTGTAAAAGGTATTTTATTGCCGCATTCGCGCGCTCATCTTGAATAATCTCTAATAGAAGTGCTATTCTATCCAAGGTATTATATAACTTCGTATTAATATAAATCACATCGGTCTCTGATGCCTTTCCAATGAGAAAATCCGCCTCCACTTGCTTTTTCTTGTAAATACGAGATACAAAGGCTTCTATATTCTGCTCCAGTAAATCGTGCGGATTCGCAATAAGAATCCCTCCTAGTGACACAGGTTCAAGAGGTTTTAGGACTGGAAAGAAATGTGAATGTTTTGATTTGTAGAAAATTAATTCAAGAATGTGTTCGGCCTTTCCACGTATGCCAACGCTTACCTGTATCTTGCTAATAAAATGAGGATTGACAATAAAACTAAAATGAAAATTCCCAATATTAAAACTTAGGGGAGATTCGTGTTTGGTTTCTGGGTCAAGACTAGGGTCAACCGGCTGACACATGGCATTAAATGCCTGAATGGTAGGGTCTTGAAACATTTGTGTAAAACGGGCTTGTAATTCATTTCTCACTGAAAACATATATCCCATATATGCTGGATGAACTTGATATACCTCACATGAGAGAATTGTAACCTTCATCTCACCAGATTCATCTGGCTGACGACGCGTCCTATAATACTTTACGTATGGCAGGGCCACTTCTTCACCACAAGAACCAATGCGTCTATAAAATCCGACAGGTGACCCTTGAGCGTCTATGACAGGGGCAACTTCTATATCAATATCTGGAGTTTGTATATGTTTTCCTGTTATGGATGCTACGGCATCTCCACCAATTAATTGGTAGTTAGATTCAGCTGTGTAAAAGAGTCCTTCAGCTGTTTGTATGGTATTTTTCTTAAATTTGTCAAAAACAGGAATCGCCAGCTCTAATAATGCTCTCTTTATCGGAGTAACATAATGAATAATTTCTTCGCGTCTAGTATCTTTTACACTTTCTAAGGTAGCCAAGGCTTCCATACTAATTCTGTCTTATATTAGAATGGAAGCTTGGAAGTGGGTTCTTCTTGTAGCCTTATTAGTGGTCTTACTTTATTCACTATATATTGTGGGAAATATGACGATTATTACAGCTTCTGATGCTTCCGGAAATAAGCTGAGTGAATACAGTCAGACTAAGCGCCCTTCTCATAAGCATCGTTATGGCGATGGGTATTACTTATAAAAATTGAAAAAGCCTGTGTTAAATGGATAGTTCCCCCGCCACAATGTCTAAGACCTCCACGGTAAGAACTCCAAAGGTAAGGACCCCCGCTGAAGAAGTTTGGTTACTTGTTCAACAGTGGTATTTCTCTCGCGGCAAACATGTTCCTGCCGATGAAGAAAAGGTGTGTAAGGATGACATTGCCAAGGAGGCCATCCAGATTTCTTACGATACGGCAGGCATTCGCCTGACAATGTTAAAGGACGCCTTGTCCGAAACGACAGATTTCCAGAAAAAGGCCGAGATGATGGCTCAGATGGCAGAATGCCAAGCCATTCTAGCAGCAAATCCTGAGCTGAAGCCTGCCAAGGCCGCATACGGGTCAGATTCATTCTGGAAAGAACACTGGGCAAAAAAGAAGGCGGCTGGATGGGTGTCAAAGAAGGATGCGGCAGCAGCAGCAGCAGCAGCATCAGGAAGGAAGTAGGGGTCTAGACCCCAGAATACAATGAAATATGTACATTGTCACAACAAACATCAGGCCGATTGCCCCAATAAGAAGCAAGACAGCACCCGCTAGAGATTTCTGCTCAGGCAAGAATATATAGAGTCCAACGAGTAAGAAGACGAAAAGTGTGACAATAAAGGAATACCAGAGACACATTGCCTGCTTGGGATTTTTCGTTATACAGGCGTCGATTGGGTTGAGTAACATTGGGGACATTCCTATAAAAAATGATATCGTGTCATTTTTTATAGTGCCAGTCCAATGGAGGAAGCAAAAGTGGATGCCCTCATTAAAGAGCTCGCCATACAACGTGAAATCAATCGCGAGCTTGAAAAGAAGCTCTTCCTCTATATTGAAACCGCTGAAGGGAACATCAATCGAAAGACCTTCCGCTCCTACGTGCGAGCAACACTTTACAGAGATGAAACAGACTCCGAATGGAAAGACTTTGTCTCAACATTCACCTTTAACACACTCCCCTTCAGCATGAAGGTGTATGACTGGATTGAAGCGAATATAACAGATAAACGAAGAATTTGCGATATGAAGATTGACTTAGAATCCAGACGACCGAGCGTTGCCAGCATTGTAAGCTCAGAGCCGCAATGTGAATTCAAGGCAATTCGGATTGAAGTGGAAAGCTGGCCTTCTGATTCTTCTTCTACTGAACACTCACATGACGCACATACGACAAGCTAGAAGGCCAGTCATCCGCCTCAAATTCATTCAGATTAGGAAGCGCATCTTTTTCTACCGTTATGAGTGGCGGACGAGGAAAACCGTTGAACTCCGTGCTCGTTACTGTAGTATACGCACCCATATTGGGAAACCAGAGCCAATCACCCTCCATCAACTCTTCCGCTTCCTCCGCCTTCGCTATCATATCCACACTATCACATGTGCGACCGTATAGAATAGCTGAGCACTTCTTTCGTTTCCTGTCGCTCTCAGAAACCCTAATCCACTTCGGCGTGGCCTGGTCAAACGGAATACATGAGAATTGCCCGTATAGACTTTCATCTAGAGTGTATCTAAATCCCCTCTTATCATGTGTAGGCTTCTTACCAATTACCTTGACGAATAGGTCCTGGCAGGTGGAAGCAAAGAAACGCCCTGGCTCAGCTATAACTCTTGTGTTAGAAGGAATATAGCCGCGGACTCGTTGGATTTCTCTCGCTGCCGCTTGAAATCCTGAACTCATAAACCCACCGCCAATATCAATGGTATATGGGCCAGAAATCAATTGTTTAGATACGGAATTAGCGTCCCAAATTGCCTTATAATACTGACCTGGGTCTTGGCAACCTGAGCCAACATGGAAACTGATGCCAGAAATCTTCTGCCCTAGACGCTGGGCTACCGCATGAATCGGTTGAACTTGTGTTAAAGGACATCCAAACTTGGCACTAAAGGGCATCTTTGACCCAGAATCTTGAACCATGATACGAATGAGGGAATCGCCCTTCCATCCACATTGGGCCAGCTTATGAACCTCTTCTACAGAATCTACAACGGTTGTTTGAATACCAACCTCTTTTGCGTAATGAATATCTTCTCTCTTCTTACACGGATTTGCGAAGATAATATCGGGGCGATATGCCTCCTCAAAGTGTGAATTCACCGCTTTTCCGTTGTGTGAACCTTCGTAATCGGCCGAATCCAGAACAATCTCAATCTCCCTGGCAGAAGCACAATCAAACCCGTAACCTGCCTCTGATAACCAACGCAGCAACACCGGCTCAGGATTACACTTCACAGCATAATACGGCTTTACCTTCGATAGCTCATAATTCCATGTCCTTATTTGAGAGGCAAGACGAGTGTGCGAAATGGCGTAAAAGCTACCAGCGCGGGGAGCGGATTGAACAAGACGGCGTAATTTTTCCAGTGTAGAAGTATTTATTACTCACAAAAAAAGTTTAGGCCTTTTGGCCTTTTGGCCTTTGACCCGTTTGGCCTAGGCCGGAAGTAGAAGGGCTAAAAATCCCTTGCGTTTATCACTTAATGGCACTCTCTATACGAACCCAAGGTGGTTTCTGTAATCGCCTTCGCGCAATTGTTTGTGCGTCCATGTGGGCAGAAGACCTCGGGTTAGACTTGGAGATTTACTGGCCTGAGGAAATCGGTCATATGGCCTGCGGCATTGAAGAGATTCTTGATATCTCAACCATCCCTCGTTTAACACTGACTCGGGCCGCTTTTCTCAAATCTGCCCATCAAGTCTTGAATTCCAGTGATATGCTGACTGTTCTACAGCTCGGGTGTGACCCACGCATTCAAAGCTACAGCATCTTCCACAATGACTTCTTCAAGGAACGCGGACTTGCTATCTTACGAGGAATTAAGGTCTTGCCGTATCTAGAAACTATTGCCACCTCGCAAATGGCCTTTACTCGGCCAATCGGCATTCATATTCGCAGAACAGACCATCTCAACTGTATCAAGGCCTCTCCTCTCCCCGCCTTTGAGGCGAAAGTATCAGCCCTCCTAGAGGAGAATCCTGGTCACCAATTCTTTCTCGCATCGGATGAAATCAGTGTGAAAAATAAGTTTAAGGAGCTGTATGCTGGGTCTATAACATCTCCTATCTATACGCTTGGACGCATGACGAAGGAGCAACAGCAACATGGAATTGTGGATTGGCTTCTTTTACACAAATGCTCCAAGATTCTGGCGTCACGAGGAAGCTCCTTTTCTGAGTTGGCGGCACTACGGGCGGGGATTGTGTTAGAGGTTGTTTGACTTACGCCACTTCAAGAAGGCATGGCATCTCTCAGCGAAGTAAGAGCCACTGTCATTATCATTGCCTCCGTTCACAACAAGCTCCTTCTTTAGTTTAACGGCTGCTAGCTCATGAAGCTGTCGCTCCTTGTCCGTCAGACTGGCGCGCCATTGTTGAAGAAGCTCTAGAGTCTTGGAATCCATACTGGGACTGTGTTAAATGGATTTGCTGGGGCGCAATTTTTAGTTTGTGTAGAGCAGATGGACAAACGTGTCCTCGCCATAAAAACGGTGGAAGATATGTTCGCCATTTTAAAAACAAAGGGACGCCCTCTAGCCTCATTTAAGAAGGGTCAGACAATCAAGGTATGGAATAAGATGGAGAAAGGGTATTCCTATGTCTTAACTTGCGCGCCTGGTGAGGACTTTGCCGAGGGGTTTGAGCCGTATACGACACCTGAAGAGATTCTGTGTCTCGGTGCCTTTGGCGGTAAGTATTTGAATGATTGTTTGCTAGAATTCCCCGCTGAATGGTTTTTGAATGCCGGTCTTCTTGGAAAACTATGTCCTGGGAAGGAAGATATTTCCGTGAATTATTTTAAGATAGATTCTCGCCTTCCCTTGTCTAACTGGAAAGAGTCTGGATGGGTTCCTGGTGGGAAAGTCTTGGGTGGGAAGAGAGAAGTCTTGTCTCTGAGAAATCCCGATGAGCGCGGGTGGTTTCAATGGTATTGTCGGTATTGGATGGGACGGAGGATTCCTGAGCTAGACGCCGTTCAGATTCAACGATGGAAGAACTTTGCCAGGCATCACGGGGCGGTCAAGAAAAACTGTGTAAAAGGGGATTTGACATGTCGCCCTCGGCAACGACAGGCGCTGCTTCATTGGGCTTGGTCGTATGATGGTTAGTCATACGACTAGAGAGTCTTTTGACTATTAGATACTTAACGCTACAGAATCATAGTATATGATTGAATAGTGTTACTTGCGATTCTTTCGTGTGCGTCTTGTCTTTCTTGACTTTTTGGACTTTTTTGACTTTCTTGCTTTGCCTCCTGTCTTTCCATTATTACGCTTTCCAGGCTTCTTAGGATTTGCCAGATTCACAAATATGGGTCCGCCTAGAACGGGATACGGGACCTTTACACCCTCGAACGCTACTAAGGGAGGTCCGCTGTTGTTGTTATTGTTGTT